ATCCAAACGCGCAGATAGTCGCGCTGACTGTCCCGCCGGATTCACTCAACGCCACCACATCAAACTGTGGCGCTGAAGCAGCGGCGATCGTGCCTGTGGCGTGAGCCGTGCAGGACACAATCGAAATACCACCGCCGAGATCATCCGAAGGAACATCAAATGCGAGCACCTGGTGAGTGCCGGCTGAAATCGTGCCGTCATTGGCAACTGTGCCAGCTACATTACCAACGCCGCCAAACATGTGAACATTTACATAGTTAATCATCGTTTCACCTGTTAGCTGGATGGCTTAAGAGCGTCAAAAATAAACTGAACGCCAAGCTCCGGCCGCCATACGCCGTGAGCATAAATCTGGCTCATCACCAGTTCAATCGCGCGGGCAGATTCGTTGCGCTCTCCGCGGATGCGGATATAACGCCGCCAGTCAATAGCGATTGCTTCGCGCGGGAATACACCACCGGTGAAATCATCGGCGGAATCTGGTGTCTGGAAGGATTGGTAAAGTGGAACGCCCATAAATTCAGCAACCATTCCCCTGCGGGTGATTTCCTCGGTGAACCCTGGAGCTTGCGCCAAACTGGCTCCGGCAACGGACGCGCCTTTGGCAAGCACCGCCCATTGATACCCGTGCATAACACAGGCAAGCGGTTTCACCATACTTTTGTTAGCGTTTCTGGCCTGTGAAATCGCAGCAGCTATATGCCCCCATGTAATTGTGGACCCGGCCGTTCCAACAGTCCCACCGGTCAGTGAAGCCATATCACCGGCAAGGTCAGATTCAACCTTGTCCAGCGCGGCGAAGCCAAGTTCTTTCGCGCCATCAGCCAAAATATTTTCCGGCAGGTCAGATTCGGCGCGTGCATCCGTTATCTGGAACATCAAGCCGTTTTCTGCCGGGGTAAGAGTCTGGTCAGCCGACGGCTTGAAGGACTTTGAAGTCAGATCGTCTTCATCGCCTACCACCACGACTGTACCAGCGTTGTACTTATATCCGCGCCGGAGGTTCATCCCGGTGGCGTCGCGGAACACTGTTACCAGTCCCGGCATAACGCCAAATTCGCGGACTATGAAGTGTGCATCAGCTTCTACCCTTTGGGCGATAGAAGATACATCACTCCAGGTGTTATAGTCAGCCATTATTACCTCGTAAAATTATTTACGGGAGCAGCCCCAATCGTTTAGCCTGGTCAGCCCTTGTTTCTTTATCCAAAGTGTTCTGACCGGGATTGGTGGTTGATGTCGTTGGCCGTGCTTTTGGCATCGCGCCTAAAAGTTCTTTAGCATCCGTGCGCATTTCGTCAGGCGTCGCGCCTTTTATGCGCAGGGCAAATGCCGCCGGTAATCCAACTTCATCCGCTATTTCCCGTTTTTGATTCTCAATTTTCAAGTCTTCAAGTTCTTTTTGAGAACCCTCGTATTTTTGTTTGAAATCATCGCGTTCCAGTTCGGCCTTTTCAATCGCTGATAGTTCGTCCTGTTTGCGCTTGGTCTCTTCGGCTTTATATTTGGCGAGTTCTGCCTCTAAATCAGCCGTTTTCTTTTCGTAAGGGCGCAGTTTATGGATTAAGTCCAGTGCGCCTTGCGGGTCATATTCCCGCCCGTCTATGATGACCTTGCTGCCTTCCACCTTCGCGGCTTCGGGTTTTTTTTCTGGTTCTTCTTTTTCGACTTTCGCAGTCTTTTCTTCTTCAGACATCGCGTCTAACTCCCTTTCGTGAAATAAAAAACGCCCACTTTTTCAAGTGAGCGTTTGTCGGTAACTTGATTATCTATAAGCGGGGCATAGGCGCGGCTTATAGACTATTAATATTTATACTTATATTCTATCACATTTTGAATTTTGATTAACTAAATTTTGTGTGAACTTTTCTATGACATGCTATACATAACCACTTAATATCAAAAATATATTTGCCAGTATATCCATTTGGATGATGGGCTACTATTTTTCTAATACTATCCGGTTTTTTTCCACACATTTTGCAAGTATCTGGTTTTTTTATTTTTCCCAATCTTATAGCAGCGCCAATTTTTGCATATATTCTTGGTTTTTCCGGGTTTTTATTTGCCCATTTTTTACTTATTAATTTGAATCTATCAGGATTTTTATCATAATCCTTTTTTCTTTTTATTCTAACGCACTGTTTACAATATGGATGATGCCCGTCTGGCCTTGACGGTTTTCCATCCGCGCGTAAACTTGGGTCAAGAGCAAAATCATCAAGCGGTTTGCTTATCCCGCAAATTCCACAGGCTTTAGTTATCATAATACCTCCACCTGTTATTATATATCATAATTTTTATTTTGTCAATTTGTGCTTGCAAATCGCCTCTAATATCCCCTTAAGATGGCGGACAACCTCTGTCCAGAATTCCTTATCGTTCATTTAGTAAATCTTATCCTTGCCCCTCATAATATTTTCGAGTTGAATCAATTCCATTTCAAAATTTAACAATTCTGTGCTTGTTTTAAATAACCAGACTGGGTAATTTATATATTTATGAAATCTAATAAATACGAAATTGTGCCAATGCTTCCATAGTTCACAAAGCACATAATATATTAAGCATTTTATTGACATCGCGCGTATCATTTAATTAAATCCTTTTAGTAAATCCTTCAAAGGCGCTTCGGCCCGCATTTTCCCATATACGGGGTCGTTATATATTTTTGACAATCGGCTGAAGTCAAACAGCCCGTCCATATACGCCTGATAGCGCGCCGCGCCCATTTGTTTTATTTTAGCGGCTTCTGCCAGTCCATCAAACCACTCTTTTGAATTTGCCAGCCCGTAATCAGCGCCTTCCAGAAGCGGAAGCATGGCACAGCGCCCGTTATAGTGGTCGTTCAGCGATTCTGTCAACGGGTGGATCGTGCCGTGCATGGTAATGCAAGACATACAGGTTCTATCGTCAAGCTCCGCAAACCATATCCAGCCTTTGACTATATCCGAATTGGCCAGCCAGTTCATGCGGGTTGCCTCGCGGTATGAGTATAGCTGAACTGTCCTTGTGGTCCGCATGGCATCCGTCAATCCAACACCCAAAGACTTGCTTATCCCTCTGGCAATCTGGCGCGGATTTCTGCCAAGTGATACACCCTCAATAATTGAAGCCGTTACCTGGTCAGCGCAATTCGGCGCCCATAGTTTTATTCTGCCCATCAGCGCCCCGTCTGGCGCAAGATAATTGACAAGAAAATCCATAGCGTCAGGCGTAACGATATTAATCTTGTAATCCCTGAACATATCGCGGACGCTGAGAACGGCAAGCTCTAAAAAGGCGGGGTTATTAACTTTGATTTCCATTCTGGCAAAGGCGGTAAAATCGTCAAGTTCTCCCCCGATTGCGCTTATAAGCGATTTATATTCAGCGGATTGCTTTATCTGCTGCGCCGTGATGGATGGTTTTGCTTCAATAGTTAGTTCTATATTTTTTATTTGCGGCTGCAAGCGCTTGTAAATTAATGAATATGCCTCAACCATGCGCCGCAGGGATTGATTAACCATCTGCTCCGCCTTCAATTTCCTGCGGCGCATCAGATCTAATAATATCGGGCGGTAAGGTTGTCTAATCGGAGGGCGCGCCATCTTCTTTTATAATCCTTTTTATAAATTCATCGGGTGTCATATTATTTAATTTAGCAATTCCATGCATCGCCGCGCCGATTCCAATTTTCCCGTTCCGGCAAATGCTCTGCCATTTTACCGGCTGGTATTTCAGATTTTCCAGCTCGCATTTTGATTTCAGCCAATCATTCAGATTATTCAACTTCATCCATCTGCGCGGTTGTCATTACACCATTTACAAGTTTAGATTTTACGCGGTGGCGGTATTGCTGATTTGGATCTGCCAGCACTTCCCAGATATACGGCACAGGCACATTCACAACTTCATCGAAATCATCCAGCGAATTTATAATTCCACACCCAATATCGTAGGCGCCGGCAACCCGGATAATACTCGGCAGCGTCAACCCGCTGGTATTATCTGCCCCCGTCAACCGCCCGAAGCTCGCCAACTGGGAAAGCCTGATGGAATGATACCCGTTGTTATTGAAGATGAACATAATAATCGACAGGCCAAGCCGCCTAACAGTTTCCAGCTCTTGTACATTGAGTTGAAATCCGCCGTCCCCCTCGATATGCAGAACGCGCCGCCCGGTTGCCAATGCTGCGCCGATAGAATAGGGCAGCCCAGCCCCCATCTCGCCCAAATTGAAGCAGGTTACAAATCGCTGCCCCTTTTTGACTTTCCAAGTCTGCCAGAGAATATTTGAGGCAATCCCCGAAGCGCCGGGGTTGATAATATCAGTTGGTAAACTGACTTCGTTGAGAGATTGAATAAAATCATAAAGGTCAATCATGGACAACTATCTACTTTTTCGCTTGTGACAATCACTCCCGCGGGAAAATATGCCAAACAAGAATAATTATTATCTCGAATTACAACATGTCCGTTGCTTGATATAGAAATTGCATAACCACATATCTCATACTCATTATTTTCACTAATAACTGTATATATTTTTGCCTGACTTAATTGTTCTTTAAGGGTAGGTTCTGCGGAACAGCTAGATAATGTAAGCACAATCATACATATAATTATTAGGCGCATAATTATTTTCATTCCATCACCTCCTCCCATTTTCAGTTGATAACCAATCAATAATACAGCAGATTTGTTTTTGTTCTTTTTTAGATAAGTTTGGATTCAGCGGAACAATCCAAAGTTTATCTTTTGGAATCTCGGATAACCTCTTAATTCTGGTAAAAAAGTCATTCCAGGTATAGTTATCTGTCATTCCATCGCCTCGTATAGTTCTTTCATAAACTCTCCAACATCCATATTAACCTTTATATAATCGTCCGGCAATCTGTCCAGTTCGGCTTTATCAATATCAACTATTATTTTTTTTGCCTTCGGGCAGAAATTATCCGGATGAAAGCAGGTGGTCATATCATCCAGCCGCGCACCCAATATCAATATCAAATCCGCCTTCATAATCTTCTTATTGGCTTCCGGCTGCGCAAATAAACCCGGTCGCCCGGCATATAGCGGGTGGTCATCAGGCAGTAAATCAATTCCCCGCCACGACAGCATAACCGGAATAGCCAACTTGTCAATAAAGCGCTCAAAGTGAACGCAGTGAAGCGTGCAGCCATGCCCGGCATAGATAATCGGATTAGTTGCCTTATTCAGAAGTT